GGCTGCTGCACCTGCTGCGGCTTCTACGGTCGATGAAGACGACGATGATCTCGATTTCTTCAAACGACTTGCCGAAGAAGATTGATAAGGTGGGAAAGGGGGCCGAAAGGTCCCCTTTCTTTTTATCCGTGTGCCGCTTGCTCGTAGTTGACTTTTGCAATTAATCCCATACGAATCAAATACCAGTCAATATTAGAGTTATCAGATTCTGTCTGCGCGCCTTGCATTCCCGAAGAACTCGAGCTTGGGCTAGTGCTCAAACTAATTGGCGCTGGTATCGAAGCCGCTGCATTTTCAGGAGTTTTCAAATCGACCATCGCAGTCGTTTTTTCTCTAGCGGCTTTTGCAATGTTTCCTGACATTGTGTCATTAAATCCTAGAAGTTGAGATCCAGACACATACTCTTGTTTTCCGAAGGAAGCACGCGCGATCGTACCAAGAGCTTCCATTGCACCTTTGGTTAAATTAACTCCAGTGGCTATAACTTGATCTAATATACCAGGTTCGGAACCGCCGTTATAGCGACTAGTTCCTGGAATTTCAATATGCCATGGTTCCCACGACATTGGAAATGTTAAACCGAATCTAGCTGCATTCGCGTGTGCCCATGTTTGAGCTGGACCGGGTTTGGCTATGTCCAGGTCTGCCGCGGCACCGTAGTTGTGATTAGATTTGCCAGGAGGTGCTACCCATTTTCTTGCCGCCTTTTCACTGCCGCGTTCTTTAACAGCCTGTGCAAATAATTCTTTTTGTCGTGCAATCGAACGAAACCCAGAAGTGATTCGAATTGGTACGCCGGCTTGTTCAGCCGCCACAAGAAATGGTCCTAACTTACTAGCAAAAGCTGGATTCAAGCCTTTTACATGTGACGGATCTTTGTAACTATACTTCTGAAGATCGATAGGCGCACCAGTTTGTGGAGGAGTGCCAGTAACAGGTGTAGCATTAGGAGATGCAGGTGTACTAGGAGCAGGAGCGCTCGGAGGAGTAACCCTAGGAGAAGCCGATGGAGCAGGAGGCGGAGAAGTATTCGATCGACTCGGGCTTGGAACTGCGGATCTTGATCCAGAATTACTTGTCGTTCCAGAAGAAGTGTTGGTGCGAGTTGCAACGCTTCTTCCTGTAGTTGCGGTCGCAGCTTTATTCGAACCAGAATTAGGCATTGCCGCTGGAGTACTAGAAGAGCTTGAAGCTGTACTGCTCGGAGTAGTTTCAGTCGGTTCACTTGGAGCGGCAGGCAATGAAGGTGCTGCCACATTAGGAGAAGACGGAGTATTGCCTTGAGTAATATTTGGCTGTACGGATGTATCTACTGCAGTACTTTGACTTGAAGAAGAAGAGCCGCCAGTAAAAAAATCTAATCCGTCAGAAATAGTGTTGGCAACATTTCCTACAAAATTAAATACGCTTTTAATACCACTCGCGAGTGCCTTAAATGCTTCTTGCACAGGTTCGAACTGCGAAGCTATTAATCCTCCTACAAGGAGTGCTACGCCCATTCCAGTAGCATCAGATTTTTCTGCATCGGCCTGAGAATTTTGTTCGATAGGAGATGCATCTTCTGATTTCGCTTCGATAGCGGCTTCTTTAGTTGCTACTAAATTTTTATTGGCTATTTTCTTTTGGTTATCTAAGCGCTGCTTAAGATATCCGTCAACCGCAGCCAACTTCTCTATCATTTGAACGATAGGAGAATTGATTTTAATATTCGAAACAGGAAGTTGTCCACCACCAGTAGGAGTTTTGACTTTTTGCTTTGCAGCCTGTCCAGCTACACCCATTCCTGAAAAAACTTGGCCAGCCGCGGCTTTCTTTGCCCAATTTTCGTAAAGCTTTTCTTCTTCGGTCGTACCTGTCGTACCTTCCACGATGCCTTGATAGGCAGCTTCGATCAGTTTACTAAAAGCAGGATTAGCAGCATCTTTAGTTTTCTTGTCGATCCATACGTTGCTGTTAAGATCCCACACATATTCTGTTTTACCGAGTTTTACAATCGGTCGAGAAGTATCGATACGAACACGCTTCTTCTTTCCTTCAGAAGAATTTTCAACTTGAAGTCTATTCAGGAGTAAAAGCAATCCTTCGGGCGCTTTTGCTTTTGATTTCTGATCTACCCAACCTTCAGCAGTTTTAATGAAGGTTTGACCGCCTATTGTAACTGGTTCAGCCATTATGCAGCCTTCGGTTTATGATATTGCATGTATTTTTCTATTGAGCCCTTTCCTGGGAAATTAGGATCGAAGTGTTCGCGCTTATTATCATTCGAAGAATTGGCTTTACTACCTAAAGCAGTTCCTGCTGCTTCTTGCTGATTCTTAGCTTGAGCTGTATCTTTAGCTCCTAAGTCAACTGCAGTTTGTACTTGTGTCGACATGCCCTTTAATGTTTCAGTCACTGCAGATGCCCCTTGATTAGGAACTGCTTTGGCTACATTACCTTGCATAGTATCATTAAAATTATTTAACTGAGATCCTGGCGAATAGGCTTGTTTACCAAAAGAAGCTCGAGCGATCGTGGCGAGGGCTTCCATTGCGCCTTTACCTAAATTGGCAAGATTCGCAGCCACATTACTTCCAGGCGCAACTGCACCTTGCGAATCATAAGTAGAAGGCGCATATTGTCCACCGGTATAATCAGCCATCCATTTTGCTTGATATTGTGCAACTGTCACTCCGTTATTCGTTTCCAATTCCTCGGGTGTAAGATACTTCTTGGGACCAGCATACCATTCGGCTGGAACTGCAGTTACATCTCCGCCATTTCTTCGTAATATATCTTGAACATGTAGTGCAGCAATAGCGTCTTGAATAGGCGGTGGAGCAAGATATGCTCTAGGATATTCAGTTCCTATTTTATATAATTTAGTTAAATTTCTCCAAGATTCGTCGAGGAATCCATATGCACCAGATGCAGTTTGGCCTGGCATGCCAATCGGATGTGGAATACCATAATTGCCACCGGACTCTCGCGTTCTGATAGTAGCAAGGATTCTTTCTACATCTGCTGGAATAGGTGGAAGATTTTGCAACTGCGCTGCAGAAGCTACCGGAGCACCAGCAATATTACCTGATCCCGATATCGGCGCTGCATCAGGTTGCGGTTTTAAATTTGCAGTAGCTTGCGCATCTTTTAATTGTTCTTCTTCTTCTGTCCAATCCCAATATGCAGATATAATATCATATATTAGAAGTGCGCTTGAGGCGACAGTAACAAGAGTAAGCAAAGCTCCAGGTATGACACCGATTCCTGTTGCCGCAATTCCGATACCCGCTAAAGCTCTTCCAAGTAAAGGCATAACCTTTCTTGCAAGGAAAGTTTTACCAAAACGTTTTGATAAAAATGCTACAAATCTTCTTCCTTTTGGACCTGATAACCAACCTCCTCCGGCTGAAGAAGCAGCCTTTGATGCTATTTTTCCGGTGACAGGATCTCTAAATCCTAGTCTTCCGCCTGATGCCGAAAGCCGCGGCGCAGCCTGAGTTTTTGCAATATTAGCTCGAGCATTTTTAATTTTTCCAAAAGTTTTTACACCGCGATATGCAGCATAACCGGCCAAACCTCCGGCCATGGCATAGTCATATGATCCATCTTTTCGTGGAGCCTGAGTGCCATCAGCTTCTTCTCCAGTCCCAGTTATATTTTCAAATAAGCTCTTCCCAGTAAAACGCTCTGAAAGATATTCGGCAACAAGCCCAGCAATGCCGAGTTTTAATCCGCCTAATAAATATCCAACAATTGAGCCTGTGCTCGCTACTCCATCGGCGAGTGGTCCAAGGAAATCAAACTTTTCGTTAAAGGCTTTATAACTGTCTTTTAAACGATCGAGTTCTTTGGTATCTAAATTGCCTATGGCTAAAAGGCCGAGTCCTGCAATTCCAGCTGCCCCTAAAATGGCTTTTGTGATTGTACCAGCTCTGCTTTTTATTGTACTGTCGTCTGACATGCCACTAAATTTGTCTGACAACCGAGTAAAAATGCTATCTTTTTGACCGCCACTTTCAATGGCGCTTTCTCGTTCAGCTTGGGCTTGCTGAACGAATGCATCTCTCTCAAACTTAATTTGTGCCTGAAGAGTCTTATCGATAGAAGAAAGATAATTGACTGCGACTACTAGAAGCTTTTCAGTAGGCATGTTCGCATTGACAGCAGGAGTGGCCGCTTTTTTCGGAGCAGGAAGTGTTCCTCCGCCAGTTATCTTGCCTTTCGCAGCAGTTCCAGCGATACCAAAATTATTTACTATCGTTTTAGGTGCAGGAGTTAACGCTCCACCAACAGCAGCGCCGATGCCTTGGGCGATACCACCGACGGCAGAACCAATTCCAGTGACTGTTGCAGAAGCAAGACCGAAGAGACCTTCAATGCCCTCTCCTACGACTTCTACGCCGAGTCTTGGTAATATTCCGCCGAGTCCTGGTTTTCCAGTCTTTCCCATTACTTTCTTCTGCTCTCTATTTCTTGTTTCTGCTCTTCAAGATGAGCCATCAACAAATCAACATAAAGATCTCTTTCATAAGGTATCAAATTTTCAATCTCAGATATCGAATATTTGTGATGCTGAGCCAAAGCAAAGATCATACTATAGTAGTTTTGAAGCGAGTTGTGACTCAGCGCCACATAAAAAAATCTTTGAGATTCGTTAACTCGATACTCCTATCATTACCAAGTTCATTTTTGTATTCGATCTTATGATATAGCTTCGGCATCTTCTCAAAGAATTCACGAATCTTTTCAAAAGAATTCACTGGCAATTGATCGATAAATTCTTCAAGTTCTTTGTCGCTGTATTCAGAAGCAGGATAAATTTCTTCGTCCGTTAGAATGGTATCAATACAGTTGATAATGAAGAAAGTCATCAGATCGACTTCATTGTCAAACTGTGTGATCTTATCAGTGATGCTCGCACTCGGATACTTCATGATCATTGAAATAGTATCAGAGAGTTTGATAGTCGAGTCTACACCTTCAGGCATTTCGACTTCGATCGAATCGAGATTGAGTTCAAAGTCATAAACCTTGTCATCTTCGTTATCACGATAAGATAGCTTGACAATGTTGTTGACAGACTTCGCGCGAAGCTTCAAGAACAAATATTCAAGATCGAAGGTTGTCAGATTATCGACATTAAAATCTTCGTCTTGTACACACAGTCTTAAGATCTGCTTGATAGCTCTGATCACATCAGTATCTTCTCCGCCTTGCTGAGAGATCAGCAAGATCTTTTCTTCTTTCACCAAGAACGGGCGAAAGAGGATCTTTTTACCCGAAGAGGGCACAATCACGTCAAAGAGTGGTTGATCGATTTTTGGTAAAGGCATTATATATTCTCCTAAATTATAAATTGTGTATTAAGCTGGGGGGTTGATGCGCACGTTGAGAGGCGAGAGGTTTTTCTGCACTGGAACATCTGCAGTTTGACTTGTGGCCACTGTATTCAATTGAACGGGTCTTACCGAGCCACGAATTCTGCCCGCAAAATCTCCTATAATAGTAGTTTCATTCGAGAAATCTGTAAGTCTTCTAGCAAAATCACCGGATGGATCAAGAGTAGCTAATGAACTTCCTGAAGCGAATGGGTTGACTGCCCATGGCACCTTCGCAGTCACTTTAAATTCATCTGAAAAAGGTGCGTCTTGCTTCTTCTTTGCTGGGCTTTGTTTGATTCGAACGTCTGTAAAAGAAAAAGTGATATTTAATTTCATCAATTCGTTTTCTTCGCTCCATGACATATTCATGCTTTGAATGCCAGTAGGAAACGCATCATATATATTGTATTCCATGACATTGTTTTGAGATCTGTCATATACGAATACGTTTATTGAACTACATGCATAAGTGTCTTTGTATGCGATCTCGTATGGTTTACGGCCACCTGGAAGAACGTTATTCATATTCGCTCCTCCAAAAGAGTCGCGATTAACGATCTTATTTAACCACTCTTCAAAAAACTGTACGACAAACGCATTTTTATCGACGATAAACTGTAGAGTAAAATCTCCGACATTTACACCATATGGAACGTTTTCAACTGGACCGAATCCGTATCTTCGAATGTTTTGTTCTTGTAACAGGTTGATCGAAGGAAGAACAACGTTATCACATCTCATCGTAAGAATCGAATCGAGATTTCCAGCCGCTGTTGGAAACTTTTGTATTGCCCATGGCATCGGAGCAAAAACTACTAAGAAGCTGTGTGTAGGCAGTACACTGTCTGCACCAGAAACTTCAGCTCTGAATCTACCGATGTTAAAGCTTTGACCTTGGCGTCTATTAACAGAAAACGCCTGATTAGAGGTGGTTGCCTTCGCTACGCCAGTATTACTACCTGCTGAATCTCTTTCATATTCTTCTAGATTAGTATTAACGCCTTCTCCTCTTAGACGCTCTTCGACTACTACTTTCGGTAAAGGCAGCAAAGACTTATCTGCAGCTGCAACGCTTTGTGTGCCCTGAGCTGCAGTGCCCGGCGTGCCTGCTGCACCTTTTGCTACTTCTTGTTTTGCCGGGGAAGCTGGGGAAGCTGGGGAAGCTCCATCAAATGGAACTGCATTGGCTGGTACGACACCACCGGGTGCTGTACCTTTTGCTACTTCTTGTTGAGCAGCTGCGCCCGAATTACTTCCTCCTCTAACTTGGCGGCGGTCTGCTGGCTGGCTTGGGGTATCTGGTCGACCTTGTTGAATTAATCTTCTTTGATCTGGCGTGAGTAGATCAACACGTGTATTACGCGCATTTCGAAATGCTCTTTCTTCTGCTGTTGGAGCCGCAGCAGCCGGCGGATCCGCATGTGGCGTCATCGCGGCTTTTCTCTCTAGCCTTTCGCGCGCTTGCCTCGCCATGTTTTGTTGAGGTGTTTCTGCACGCGGGCCGATGTTGGACACCCATTCAGCAGCGGCAGAAAAAGCATTGACGATTTTCGTTTCTACTGGACCTAGACCCTTGTTGCGTTCTCTGCGGGCTCTTTCGCGTTTTTCTCTCGCTGCGATCTCTGCTGGAGTGGGCTGATCATATATCGGATTTCTAGCCATTACTTAGTAACTCCTAGCATTCTTTTCGTGTCCATCCAAACTTGGTTCTTTCTTGCTTTGACGAAACGTTCTGTTGGTAAGAAGAGCGCGATATCCCATTCCGATGGATAAACGTACATAAACTTCGATTGTACGTGCGAAGTCAAGTAATGTTTAATGCATGGAGCATACCATCTTAGCTTTGCGGCTTGTGTCATGAGTTCGTAACTGAGTTTCAGGCGAGTCGACTCGTCGTAACGAGTATTGTTTGCAAAGTCATATAAGCCGTCCATTAACTTCGCTCTGAGTTGCAACGGCAAGTAGTGTAAGTTGAGACCCATGAATCCACCTTTGACCTTCTTATATGGAAAGATCAGAGGAAATCTGTCGTAGTATGGAAGCTCTTCTTTATGTTTCGGATCATAGTAGAACATGTACATCGAACCGAGCAGAGGCTGAGTGGTCATACGACTCACGTCGCCCTTCATCATCTCACGCTCATTGATACGATTCATTTTGCCGGCAGTATCTCTGAACCACTCACGCGCAGAGTTCGTACGCGCAGGAATCTGTCCTGAACGAACACCTTGTGTGATGATAGTATCAAATACAATTGCCATTAAAACTTAATTCCTAATTCTTTTTCGGTGAGTATCTCGAACTTCCAAGCACGATCATTGCAGTATACTGCAGCTGCTCTCCACTTGGCTTCGTTGACACCCCATGTCATGACTTCATTAATATAACGCTTATTAGGCTTATTTATCACCACTGGAGGCCGCGTCTGCGCATGAGGTTTTATTTCAACCACCACAGTATCAATCTTGCCTTCTGGATTTTTTTTCTTGACAATGAAGTCTGGAAAGTATCGATGTACTCGATTGTCAATAGGAGAGCGATACGGGATGACGAGTTCTTCACTCCCCCATTGCACGACATTCGGATGAGAATCTAAGTACATCATGAACTTCAATTCCCATCGACTACGATATACGATATTGTTCGAATCCCCAAGATACTTCTTTGTATTCTTTGGTCGAAACTTTCCCTGATAAGCCATGAATCTATTTATAAATAAGATGATAGCCTTTTAATTTGAGAGATAACATGGCACTTGTTAGAGTAAATATCGACAGTTTCAAGAAAGATGTCGGCGGAATTGCAAACAGACTCGTAAATAGAGTCGTTAACAAACTCGAAGACAAACTCGAGAATGCAGTCGAAGATCTTTTCGCCAAAGCACTAAAGAAGGTAGGGTTTTCTGATAGAATTGCTGCAGAACTTTCTGCAAGATTTGGTGATGCTCTGACTGTTGGTCTCGAAGACAAGTATTTCGAAACCTTCACGAGCGAGATGAAGCGCGCTTCATGTGCCGACATTCGTAATAACTTCAATCCTCGGAATGGTAATCTCATTGGAGCTTCAGCAGCTGCTGAAACATATGTTGACGCTATTCAGAGAGCTTCGAATAAAATTAACATAGACGGTATGCCTACTTTGCAATTTCCGGATCATATTAGTGACAGATATCATATGGCTTTTAAGTTTAAACGCTATGAACGACCTTCTCCTCATACGAAATCTGAACTTAAGTTTGTGCAAGCATTCGCTCTTCCTTTGCCGAAAGGACTAAGAGAAAGCTTTGATATCAGAGTTGCTGAAGATCCCCAAGGAATGTCTGGAGGAGTTGCAGATCTCACCCAAGTAGCAATGTCTGGAGGATTAGACGCTCAAAAAGTAACCAATGCAGCCGTCGCGTTGGCTTATGCTAAAATGATTCAAGCGACGGGTGATATTGGTGGCGCAGTAGCTCAAGGCCTCGGAGCTATTCCAAATCCTCATCTTCAAGCAATATTCAGCGGAGTTCCTCTTCGTACTCACCGATTCGAATGGACTTTTTCTCCTCGAAATGTAAATGAAAGCCGGCAGTTGATGGATCTGCTAAAAGCTATGAAAGCTTATTCTCTACCATCATATAGTAGCTTGGGTACTGCGGCGCTGGCTTATCCATTCTTATGTCAACCAGAATTAAAGATTGCTGGCACTGCACAACTAATTAAATTCCAGCCGTGCTTAATTCAACAAATCGAACTGAACTACTCTCCGCAAGGAATTCCTGCATTCTTCGAAGGCACGAGCCATCCTGCGTTTATCGAATGCTCGATAACAATGCTTGAAACACAAATTCAAACTTCACGCGACTACGGCAGAGAAGGTGGAGATCGTATCAGCGAGGGAATTGACGAAATACTAAAAGGACTACAAAAAGGAATTGATAAAGTAAATAATAATACCGAAGGCGGGAATGAAATTCAAACTATTCTAAGCGAATTCCAAGAAATAGGCAACGGCATTCTAAATCCGACGGCTACCACTACTTCGCCTAAAGAACAAACAGGAAGTTAAAGATGGCAAGATATTTTGACAGATTTCCAATCGTAGATTATGACGGAGATATTGCTAAGAACATCTTGGCCAGAGTCGACTTTACTGAAAAGACGAAGCGAGACATCTACTCTACATTTCAATTTACTCTTGAAGAAGGGTTTGAGAGGCCAGATCTTTTATCTTATAACTATTATGGATCTTCGAAGTTTGATTGGATGATCTATCTTACGAATAACATCGTCGATCCTTATTACGACTACTATAAATCTGCAGAAGATTTTAAGAGTTACATGGAAACAAAGTACGGATCGAATTCCAATGCTCGATCGATTACTCTTTTCTACAGATTAAACTGGCATGAAGACGAAAGAACTATTACGGTTCAACAGTATGAAGCTCTTGTTGCAGATGAAACTGCCAACGCTCGAAAATATTGGAAGCCTAAACTTACAAATACTGGAGCTGTAATCGGTTACGAAAGAATCAAAGAAGATTGGACAGTATCTACGAATAAAGTATTATCATTATCTTTGACTGTTTCTCCATCAGGATTTGCAATTGGAGATAGAGTAACACAAACGAGTACCGGTGCTTTTGCTACAGTCGACTACATTGATCTTGAAAACAATCGCTTGACTGTAAAGCACGTGAACGGAACGTTTACTGTGAATGAAGCAGAGGGAATAAAAGAAATCACTCTGATAAGTCAAAACATACCTGAAGCTGAAGCAGAATATTGGTATGCAGTGAACGCATATGATGATGAGCAAGAAACAAACGAACTAAAGCGTAACGTGTTTGTACTAAAATCTTCTTATCTCGCAGAAACAGAAAAACAATTTATACAACAACTGAGCTTATAATATGAATTCGATTAGAGACGGACAGTTTAAACTCAATGAATTTTTATTGATTGATGCCACAGCCAAAACAGTTGACTGCGGCAAGGCTGAAGATTTGACTGCTCTTTGTGTACAAGCAAACATATATGAATCTGTTTTAGAACCTTGCGTTCGCGCGCAATTCGAATTCTATGATGCAAAAGGTGCTAGTGATAAACTTATTTTTACAAATAAGAAAATTGTAATAGACTTTACAACCAACGAAGACAACCCAAAATCAGCCATTCGATATGAATTTTATGTTATTGGAAAACCTGTTGAAGTCAAATCTCAAGATGATAAAGCTTCAGTTTTTAAAGTTGAGTGTCTTACATACGAAGCGTGGAAATCTACTGATATTGAAAACGCGCCACTTTCGGAAAAGAAGTTAGCGGCTGAGAATGCAGTAAAAGCTTATCTTAATATTATCGGATCTCAAAAACCGCTGTTCGCTGAAAAAACTCGCGGGTTGCATGCATTTAATTTTACTTTAAAGAAACCTCTTGAGTGTATCGATGAAATTAGACTCGAATATGCCATGTCTCAAGAATTTAAAGGACACGCATTTTACTTTTTCGAAAACAAACACGGATTTGTTTTTAAAAGTATGGAAATGCTAATCAAAGAAGGCAAAGAGAATATCGGTGACAAATGTTTCTTCCAATCTACTTTAACCAATTTAGATGTGACTGGTGCAAAGTGGAGAAACATTTTAACTACTAAGCTCATTCAAAAAGGCAGTGAAGGAGTAGCAAAAATTCTTGGCGCTGGAGCCAATTCAGTTAAACAATATAATAAAGTCACCGGAGATACCGAAGATTTTAAAGCCGATCCAAGAAATCTGGAATTTGAAACTCTAAATGAAGGATCTGCATCTACTACTCTTAAAGCACAGCATGAAAAATCTAGGGATGGAAACATAGGAAAAGTAAAAGAGATTAAGTTCGATCCAACTATTTCAAATATAGAGAGAGCAGAAAAATTTAATCATATGCCTTATTACATGGCGCACTTTTTAACCGTAATTATGCAAATTACAATTTATGGAGATTCGACTATTACTGTCGGAGATGTGATTAAATGTCAATTTCCTGAAGCGAGCGGTCTTACAAAAGGAGAAAAAAATCCTATTAATGAAGATAGCGCGATGACGACAGGCAATTATATGGTAACTAAATGTCGACATATGCTGACTTTCAATGAAAAAGCAGAATATGCACAAGCGTTAGAACTCGTGAAAGATGGTATCGGTGGCATACCACAAACACACACAAATTAGAGGATGATAGATGCAAGTTCCAAAAATTTTTGAAGGCATAGTAGCAGAAGATCCGGCTTCGGATCTCGGTTTAGAAGCTGATGAGCCGCAAACCGGCAGAGTGTTAGTGAGAGAAATCTTAGGTCACTCTAATCAAATCAATTCTGAAAATCTGTTACCAGCATATATCGTGATGCCTACTGTAAGCGCAGGTGTTTCTGGAATCGGAATGAGTCCGACTGGTCTCTTAAAGGGATCTCGAGTCATGTGCATGAGACTTCCTGATGAGCCATCAGCATATATTATTGGCGTATTAAACTATGCTCCAGAAGATAATCATAGCGTATCATCTTATGCTCGAGGACAAGGCGAACCAGAACTGAAAACACGTAATCGTATTAAAGGCGAGGACCGTGTAATTGAACCTGATTCGAAATATAAAGCGAAATATCCTTATAATAACACTATGACTACTCGTAGCGGGCACATCGTAGAATTTGACGATACTCCAAATTCAGAGCGTGTACAGATCTTCCACAAGTCAGGATCCTACATCGAAATCTTACCAGACGGAACCATTGTAACAAAGTCTGTGAAGGATCATATTCAGTTGGCATTCGGCAACATCTCGATCTTCAATCAGGGTGAAGAAGATGGAGGTAAAGACATCGAAATCACTTCGAACCAAGGTGAAATTATAATCACTGCACAAAAAGATGTCAGCATTTTTGCTAATGAAGGTAACGTAGGGATCTTTGCAAATAATGGCACGGTCTCGGTAACATCGAAGTCTGGTGCGGTGGACATTCAGGCTGCAATTATTGGGCTAAATGCATGAGAGCGATAGTTTATGTTCCAGAAGTACCGGCTTTAGAATGTAGCGCAAGCGGAAAGATATCTTTTCGCCAGCTAGAAGATTACTTCGTAGGCATCTCAAAGATTATTAGCCAGCTTAAACTACAAGCGAAGTTTATTCAGGACGAATGCGGCAAAGAACTGATTCAGGCTATTCGCGACATTGAAAAGCTGGTCGATGATATTACTGGCTTTTTGATGACAGACGTCTTTAAGAAGATCAAGTCAAAAGAACAGGAGATGAAGTACAAAGTTCGCGAGTTCATGAAAGAAATCGACGTATGGTTTCAGAAGAAGATCGTAGAAGCTCTACTCAAGATTATTAGTATTCTTGGTATTCCGAATCCACTTACTACTCCAATTCCATTCATTACTGCTGTTACACTTATCGATGAAAACGGTAATCCTGTCCGTTATCAACCTGTGATCAAGGACTTCTTTACAAAAGAAGGCAAAGTCAAGATCAAGGCTGCAATGGCAGAAGATATCGAATCCATTCGTAAGTTCTTTGGTGATGGCAAATATGACGGTACTTTAGGCATCAAGAGTCCTGAACACGAAGCAGAAGAATTCTGGCAGAAAGCATTGCGCTGGATGAAAGAACTGCTGAGCGATTTCATTGCAGCATGCATCAATGCAATGATCAGATTACTGACTAAGATTCCTATCATCGGTCCTATCATTAAAAGACTCGGCTTATTCATCGATCCTACGAAGCCGATCAAAGAGCAGTTAAAACTTCAGTACGAAGAGTTTAAGAAACAAATTAAGAAGTCCAAAGAAGACGTCTTGTCTGGAAAGGCTTTCGAAGATCTCGGCGAAAAGTTACTGAACGAATTGATAGATTTTGTTTTGAACTTGCCGATACCATTATTTGGTACTCTTGCTAATCTAATTGGTTTCGATAAAGAAACTCGTAAGAAGAAAGAAACGATTCATTCGAAAGAAGAATTGTGGCATCGAATCGAAGATGCATTCGAAGATACTATGGAGAAGATTAAGAAATTCTTTCAAGGAGATTTGCTGGCGAAGATACACGATATCATATTGAAAGCTCCAGGTTGGATTCTCAATCAGTTTCCAATCGTAAAGAAAATCGTAAAGGCAATCAAGCTGATCATCGATGTCTGCCGCGGTAAGGTATCAATCTGTGTGGTATTAAATATCATTTTGAAACCTATATTCGGAATTCCTGATGCAATCTTAAAATTGATTCCGAGTTGCATCGAAGTAAAAAGAACGAAGTACGGGTTAGAACCGAATCCTGAAGCATCTCCACAGTGGGCGAAACCGGCATGACAGATCAGTATATGATTTCTGAGAATGGATATTTCTTTACGGATATCAATGCTCCGACACCTGTGGTGGCTTCTTATGGGGATTTAAATCCTCCTGCTCCTCCACCTTTTACTGTTCCAGAACCGGGAGTCACAACACTTGATGACGGTAATGTCATTGAGTATGAAGATAACGAGATGCTAATGAACTACTTTGTGTATGATGGCAATGATAAGCTTGTTTCATATCTCGAAACGAATAAAGCTACTGGAATCATGATACAATATACCTTTACTCGAACAGCTGGGCCGCCTCTCGA